TATGTGAAGTTAGATGGAAATGTTGGTATAGGTACAGTTCCAAGTACTAAACTTCATGTAGATGGAACTGCATTAATAAGAGATGGCAATGGTGTTGGTGATTTCTATATAGGAAATCTTGGATCAAGTAGATTTATAAGATTTCACACAAATAATTCGGACACTTACTTCGATATGAATTGTGGTAATATACTTTGGAGACAAGGAAGCAGCGTAAGATTTCAGCACACTATGAGTTCTGGAACTTTTATATCTTCTGGAGCGCAAATTGCGTTTGGCGCACCATCAGATATTAGATTAAAAGAAAATATTAAACCTATTGAATCCGCTTTAGATAAAGTAACTAAATTACAAGGTGTTACATTTGATTGGAAAAAACAAGATATAGCAAACATTAAAGAAGATATAGGTTTTATAGCTCAAGATGTTAAGAAAGTTGTACCAGAACTTGTGAGAGAAGAAAGAGATGGTATGTTATCAATGAGACATCAAGGTGTCGCTCCATTGCTTGTTGAAGCTATTAAAGAATTAAAAGCTGAGATAGAAGAGTTAAAAAAAATAATAAACAAAAAATAAATAGATATGGCAATTAATTACAAATGGGATATAAATGAAATGTCCGCTCACATTGAAGCAGAAGGTAAAGATAATGTAATATACTCGGTACAGTGGTGTTATACAGGCTCTGAAGAATCTGGAGGTAAAACTTATAGAAGTATTACTATTGGAACACAAGATTATACTTACGTAGCTGGAGAACCTTTTACTCCCTATGCAGATACAGAAGCTTTTGAAGATATAGTTATTGGATGGTTAGAAGCATCATTAGATGTGCCTGCAATGGAAGCAGTTATAGAAGCAGCTATAAAACTTGAAATTTCACCAATAAACGAAAGCTTGTTTTTTACATGGGAAAGCTAAAAAAAAATACTTATCTTTGTATTAAATAATATAAAAATATAATCAAATGAAATTATCTGACGAACAATTAAAAGGAGTACACGATTTACAAAATGAATTTAATAGCACAAAAATGGCTTTAGCCGATGCTGCTTTTAAACAATCTTTAATTGTAAAAAAACTTGGTGAAATCCAAACATCTTTTCAAGAAATGGAAGCATCTTTAATAGAAGAATTTGGTCAAGATTCTGTTATCAATCTACAAACAGGAGAGGTAAAATCTAAAGAAGAAGCTGAAGCTGAAGAAAAAGAAGTTGAAGAATCTAAAGAAGAACTTAAAAAAGTGTAATGGCAAGGATTAGTAACAAACAAGAATATCCTGTTATATTTCCAATACCAGAGGATTATTTTGTTTTGACTGATGCTGACAGTAGTGAATTAGAAACTAAAACTTGCTCAATTTCAAGAGCAAAAGTTATTGTAGATTCACCATTTTACGATGTTTCTGTAACAGTTGATGCTGCTCAAATGTTTGATCTATTTAACAATCCTCTAACTATAATTTCAGCACCTGGTGCAAATAAAGTTATTAATGTTCTTAGTATAATTGGACACCTTCAATATAACGGTATTCCGTTTAATTCAGGTAGTCAACTTAATATAACCCAGGGTCTCAACACTTTATATAACCCAATAGGAAGTACTAATAATATAGGTGGTTTTCAATCCGCAAGTTTTGTAAATGAAGTTCAAGATTTAACGCTTATTCAAAATGGTTCTAATTTTCAAGTTGGTATAAACGATCCAGTGTTATTACAATATAACGTATCAGCTGGTGTTCCCACAACAGGAAATGGCAATATAAAAATTAATATAAGATATCAAATTATAAATTTATTAACAAGTTAAAAAAGTATAATGGCAAGAATTAGCAACAAAGAAATTTATCCAGAAATAGATCCAGTATTGGATGATTATTTTGTGTTAACTGATGCTAATAGTAATTTAGCGACAAAAACATGTACACTAAGAGCAATGAGAGATTTGTTTGAACAAGAGTATAATTCTCTCAGTATTACAGTTACTGCTGCTCAGTTAAAAGATTTAGAAGCCAATCCTGTAACTTTAATTCCAGCACCTGGTGCAAATAAAGTTATACATATATTTTCCTTGTTATTTTTTCTGTCTGCAGGAAGCACTCCTTTTAATCAAGTTAATCCTATGCGTTATACGCAAGGATTAAATCCAACAAATGGAAATCTTAATGTTTATAGTTCTATCTCCAACACTCTTATGAATGGAACTGCAGATGTATGTAGCACTCAATCTCTTGCCCCTGAAATTGTTGGAGTTAATTCACCAACAATTCTACAATGCAATCAAAATTCAGGTAGTGATCCTACACAGGGAAATGGATTTGTAAAAATTTATTTAAGATATCGTATATTAGATTTATCAACATTTAATTAAATGGATATAAGAAAAATTTCTATTGGAGCAGATTATAAGTCTGGTGCTATGCATTACATAGTAGGTCAAGAAGTTTTAGGAGGATCATATACTATTCATTTAATTCAATACGTATCTGAGTCTGAATCTTATAAGATTTGGGTTGAAAAAAACAACGAAGTTTTAGTATGGAAAGAGTTTAAAACAACTTTACCAATATCTTTAGAATTTAATATAAATTTTTAATGAAATCACCTTTTTCGTTTATTGTTAAACCACTTAACAACAGACGTTACGATAATATTAAAACCTATGGCAACATGGATTTTATTACAAGTACGTCTGAAGAAGATTTTAAATCTTCTAATCGTTATGCTGAAGTAGTGTCTCTTCCTATAAATTATTCTGGAGAAATAGTTATTGGTGATTTATTATTAGTTCATCATAATGTTTTTAAATTTTATAATGATATGTATGGACGAAGAAAAAGTGGAAAAAGTTATTTTAAAGAAAATTTATTTTTTGTAGATCCAGATCAGTTTTTTTTATATAAAAATAATAAAGAATGGAAAGGATATAATAATTATTGTTTTATAAAACCTTCTTTAGAAAAAAAATACATTATAGAAAAATTCTCAAAAGAAGAAGCTTTGTTTGGAACTATTAAGTATATTAATAATGAATTATTATCTTTAGGATTAAATGTAGGTGATGAAATAAGTTATCAACCACATTCTGAATATGAGTTTAATATAGATGGAGAAAAACTATACAGAATGTTTACACGAAATATAACTTTATTAGTTTAATATGAATATAAATGATATTAAAAAAGAAATAATAAAGGCAGGTGAGTTGGCTGTTATACAATTAATAAAAGTTGCAAAAGAAGATATTATAAAATATGATGCTGAAGATGAATTAGCAGCAGATAGATTAAAAAATGCAGCGGCAACAAAAAAGTTAGCCATATTTGATGCATTTGAAATATTAAAAAGAATTCAAGAAGAAGAAAATATTATTGAGGGAATTAACGTAAAAACTAATAATACTCCAAAAGGATTTGCTGAATCAAGATCAAAATAGAATATATTATTTAAATAATAAAATTGTTCCTAATAAAGTGAGAACAATTAAAAACCGTTCTCGTACCTGGGAATATGGTTACAATCAAAAATATGATATAGTTGTTGTTTCTCGAAATGGAACTATAGGAGACATATATAATATAAGTGGTTTAAATGTAGCTTTACCATTCACACCAAATTTAAAATCTCAATTAAAAAAAGAAAATCAATTTTGGAAAGTAACACCTTTACCTAAAGAATTAAAAAGAATTCAAAGTATTTTTCAATGGCATGAAACATCTGAAACATTTAAAACAAAATGGGTAGATTTTATTGAAGAAGAATTTAATAACAGAGAACAAGGGCATTGGTTTTTAAATAACGGTTTTCCTACATATATTACAGGAACTCATTATATGTATTTACAATGGACAAAAATAGATATAGGTAATCCTGATTTTAGAGAAGCTAATCGAATATTTTTTATATTCTGGGAAGCATGTAAAGCAGATAATAGAAGTTTTGGAATGTGCTATTTAAAAATTAGACGTTCTGGGTTTTCTTTTATGGCATCAGGAGAAGGAGTTAATAGAGCAACTATATCTAAAGATTCTCGTATAGGTATTTTATCTAAAACTGGAGCTGATGCTAAAAAAATGTTTACAGATAAAGTTGTTCCTATATCTAATAATTATCCTTTCTTTTTTAAACCAATTCAAGATGGTATGGATAAACCAAAAACTGAATTAGCTTACAGAGTTCCTGCATCTAAGATTACTAAAAAAAACATGTATGATATTGGAGATGAAGAACTTGAAGGATTAGATACAACTATTGATTGGAAAAATACATCTGATAATTCATATGATGGAGAAAAATTACAATTACTTTTACATGACGAAAGTGGAAAGTGGGAAAGGCCAGAAAATATATTAAATAACTGGCGTGTTACAAAAACATGTTTAAGATTAGGTAGTAAAATAATTGGAAAATGCATGATGGGTTCTACTTCTAATGCATTAGACAAAGGTGGTAATAACTTTAAAAAATTATTTGAAGATTCCGATTGTTCTAAACGAAATGCTAATGGTCAAACTAAATCAGGATTATATAATTTATTTATTCCTATGGAATGGAATTTTGAAGGATACATAGATATATATGGTATGCCTGTATTAATAACACCAATTAAATCATTAAAAGGTATTGATGGAGAATCTATTAATATTGGTGCAATTAATTATTGGAAAAACGAAGTAGATTCATTGTCTTCTGATCCAGATGCATTAAATGAGTTTTATAGACAATTTCCTCGAACAGAATCTCATGCGTTTAGAGACGAATCTAAGATGTCTTTATTTAATTTAACTAAAATATATCAACAAATAGATTATAATGATTCTTTAATAAAAGAACATTTTGTTACTCAAGGTTCTTTTAGATGGAAAGATGGTGTTAAAGATACTCAAGTGATTTGGAGTCCAAATAAAAATGGAAGATTTTTTGTAACTTGGACACCAAGAAAAGAATTGCAAAATAGAGTTGTTGAAAGAAACGGAAAGAAGTATCCTGGGAATGAACACTTAGGTACTTTTGGATGTGATTCTTATGACATTTCAGGTGTAGTTGTTGGTAAAGGATCAAATGGGTCTTTACATGGTTTAACTAAATTTAATATAGATGAAGCTCCTTCTAATCATTTTTTTTTAGAATATATAGCTCGACCTCAAACTGCAGAAATATTTTTTGAAGAAGTATTAATGGCATGTATATTTTTTGGAATGCCAATTTTATGTGAGAATAATAAACCTCGTTTATTATATCATTTTAAAAACAGAGGTTATAGAGGTTATTGCATGAATAGACCAGATAAGAGGTATAACAAGCTTTCTCGTACAGAAAAAGAGTTAGGTGGTATTCCGAATACATCAGAAGATGTAAAGCAGTCTCACGCATCTGCTATAGAATCTTATATTGAAAAACATATAGGATTAGATATGATAGGTGAGTATAGAACAAAAGATGATATGGGTGAAATGTATTTTGGAAGAACTTTGTCTGATTGGGCAAAATTTGACATAAACAATAGGACTAAGTTTGATGCTTCAATTAGTTCAGGGTTAGCTATAATGGCTAATCAAAAACATATGTATACACCAGTCGAAAAACAATCAAAAATAAGCATTAACTTTGCAAGATATAATAATAAAAGCTCAGTAAGTCAACTACTTAATAAATGAAAGAAGTAAAAATAAATTTACAGTCAGCAGCATTTCCAAATCAATTCGTTTCAGATGCTGAAAAGGATACAGATGAATATGGATTGCAAATTGGACAAGCAATACAATACGAATGGTTTCGTAAAGATGGTAATCAATGTAGATTCTACAGCCAATGGCAAGAATTTAATAGACTAAGACTTTATGCAAGAGGAGAACAATCTGTCGCTAAATATAAGAATGAATTAGCCATTGATGGTGATTTAAGTTATTTAAATTTAGATTGGACACCTATAGCTATTATTCCTAAATTTGTTGATATAGTTGTAAACGGAATGTCAGATAGATTATTTGAGGTTAAAGCTTACGCACAAGATGCAATGTCTTCTGAAAAAAGAGGAGAATTTGAAGAGTTAGTACGTGGCAATATGTTAGCCGCACCTTTATTTAGACAAATAGAAGAAGACTTTGGAGTAAATGTATTTACTATGAGTGAAGATGAACTTCCTGAATCAGATGAGGAGTTAGCTTTATACATGAATTTAAAATACAAACCTGCTATAGAAATTGCAGAGGAAGAGGCAATAAATACAATGTTATCTCAAAATCATTATAATGATATTAGAAAAAGAGTTGATTATGATATTACCACAATTGGTATTGGTATAACAAGACATCAATTTCAATTAGGACAAGGCGTTGTGTTAGATTATGTTGATCCTGCAAACGTAGTATATAGCTATACAGAAGATCCACAATTTAAAGATTGTTTTTATTGGGGTGAAATAAAAACTGTTGGTATAACTGAATTAGTTAAAATTGATCCAGAAATTAATAATGATGATTTAGAAGTGATATCACAATATAGTCAAGCCTGGTATGATTATTTTAATGTAGCTCAATTTTACGAAAATAGTATGTTTGCAAGAGATACTTGTACGCTTATGTATTTTAATTATAAAACTACACATTCTTTTGTTTACAAGAAAAAACAAAATTCTTCTGGAAATTTTAAAACAGTAGAAAAAACTGATGAGTTTAATCCTCCACAAGAAATGATGGATGAAGGAAACTTTGAAAGAATAGAAAAAAAGATTGACGTATGGTATGATGGTGTAATGGTTATGGGTACTAATATTATATTGAAATGGGAAATGGCTAAAAATATGGTTCGTCCAAATGCCGCCTCTCAATATGCTTTACCTAATTATATAGCTTGCGCACCAAGAATGTACAAAGGAACTATAGAATCTTTAACTCGTAGAATGATTCCTTTTGCAGATTTAATACAAATGACTCATTTAAAAATACAACAAGTAGTTTCAAGAGTTGTTCCAGATGGTGTTTTTATTGATGCTGATGGATTAAATGAAGTAGATTTAGGAACAGGTAATGCTTATAATCCAGAAGATGCTTTAAGATTATACTTTCAAACAGGTAGTGTTGTTGGTAGAAGTTATACTCAAGATGGAGAATTTAATAATGCCAGAGTTCCTATTCAACAATTAACTGCGTCAAGTGGTGCAAACAAAATGCAAATGTTAATTCAGAATTATAATCATTATTTAGATATGATTAGACAATGTACAGGATTAAATGAAGCAAGAGATGGTTCTACACCAGATCCTAATTCTTTAGTTGGTGTTCAAAAATTAGCAGCATTAAATAGTAACACTGCAACCAGGCATATTTTACAAGGAAGTTTATATATTACAAGAACTATAGCAGAAGCTTTATCTATAAGAGTGGCTGATGTTTTAGAATATTCTGAATTCAAAGATGAGTTTGCAATGCAAATTGGAAAATATAATATTAAATTATTAGGAGATATAAAGAATTTATATTTACATAGTTTTGGAATATTTATAGAACTTACTCCTGACGAAGAAGAAAAAGCTTTATTGGAAGCAAATATTCAAATGGCTTTATCTAAAAACGATATTAGTTTAGAAGATGCAATTGATGTTAGAGAATTAAGAAACATTAAAATGGCTAATCAACTTCTTAAATTAAAACGTAAGAATAAACAAGAAGCCGAGCAACAACAACAAATGCAGATGCAGCAGATGCAAGCGCAAATGGCAATGCAAGCGCAACAAGCTACAGCGGCATTAGAAGCTCAAAAAATACAAATGGAAACTCAATCTAAAATGCAATATCGACAAGCAGATATTTCTTTTGAAATTGAAAAACTAAAAGCAGAAGCAGAATTAAAAAGAAGTTTAATGGAAACTGAATTTAATTACCAAATGCAATTAAAAGGAGTTGAACAATCCCAATTAAATAATAGAGATCAACAAAAAGAAGATTCTAAAGATTTTAGAACAAAACTACAAGCGACTCAACAATCAAAAATGATTGAACAAAGAAAGCGTGATTTACCTTCTATAAATTTTGAATCTAACGAAGATAGTTTAGATGGTTTTGACTTAGCAGAATTTGATCCACGATAATATGTCAGACCCAATAAAAAAAAATAGAAAGAAAAATTTAAGAAATCTTGAGCGAAATAAGTCTGGAAAAGATGCTACTGTAAGAATGGCGTTTTATCCTAATGAGTCTAAAAGAGAAAAGGGAGGGAAAGTAAATAAAAAAAAGACAAGACATTATGCTGCTCCTGCAATTACTTTTAAAGGTCAAGAAGAAGAAAAGAAACAAACTTTTAACCAGGCCTTAGCGGCAGGCGAACTGTATGAGTTTAAAAGTAAACGAAGAGCTGAAAAATTTGCAGCTGGTTCTTGGAAAAAAGGCGCAGAAAGAAGAGAGGCTATGAAAGCTTATAGAAAAAAGAAAAAATCAGAACGATCTTAATTATAAAACACGTCAATAATTTAAATAAATAAGTATTAACTTTACAAAAATTAAATCAAATGGAATTAAAAGTAAAAGAAGTAAAATTAGTAGAAGAGAAATCAGCACAAGAAATTGAAGCATCTCTTTTAAAAAAACATGAGGAAGGGTTTCAAGATTCACCTCAAAACGAAACAGAAATAGTATCTACAATTGAACCTGAAACGAAAGTAGAAGAAATAATTGTAGAAGAAGAAAAAGCTCCCTCGTCAGAGTTAAATGACGAAGATGTTCTTTCTTATATTAAAAATAGATATGACAAGGAAATATCTTCTGTAGATGAATTGTTTGCGCAAACCAAAGACAATAGCGATTTACCAGAAGATGTTTCGGCTTATTTTAAATATAAAAAAGAAACAGGTCGAGGAATAGAAGATTTTGTAAACCTGCAAAAGGATTACGATCTAATGGAAGACGATCAATTATTGGCTAATTATTATGGCACTACCGAAGAAGGTTTAGATGCTATAGATATTCAAGATTTAATGGATGAAAAGTTTTCATATGATGAAGACTTAGATGATTCTAAACAAATTAAGAAAATTAAATTATCCAAAAAAAGAGAACTTGCAAAAGCAAAGAAGTTTTTAAATGAACAAAAAGATAAGTATAAAATTCCTCTTGAGTCAAGTGGGGATGGATTATCTGAAGAACAAGAAAAAAATCTTAATGCTTATAAAAGTTATAAAAGCGAAACAGATGCTATTCAAACATCAACAGAAAAAAAACATAAATTTTTTCTTGAAAAAACTAATGAGGTTTTTGGCAATGAATTTAAAGGTTTTGAGTTCAATGTAGGAGAAAAAGATTTAACTTTTAAACCTGGAGATGCGAATGAGTTAAAAAATGTTCAGTCTGATATCCTAAATTTTATAAATAAATATATGGATAAAGATACTGGATTAATGAAGGATGCTAAAGGGTATCATAGATCATTATCTATGGCACTTAATCCTGACAAATTTGCGCAGTTTTTTTATGATCAAGGAGTTACTTCGGCAGTTGATAATGTAGCCAAAAAGTCTAAAAACATCGATATGGATGTTAGACCATCGAATACATCTTTCAGCAAAGACGGATTAAAAATTAGATCAGTAGGAGACAAGAGCAGTGGACGTGGACTAAAAATTAGAAGTATTAAACAAGTTTAACTAAAAAAATTTAAAAATTATGGCGGTATTACCATCCCCAGGCTTTCAGTTGCAGCCAAGTGCGCAACAACAAGTCTTATCAACAAATTACATAACTAACTTTGATTTCTTAAATCAGTATCTACCAGATACTTATGAAAAGGAATTTGAGAGATATGGAAATAGAACTGTGGCATCATTCCTTAGAATGGTTGGCGCAGAAATGCCTACTAACTCTGACATGATCAAATGGGCAGAGCAAGGTAGATTACACACTAAATACACTAACTGTACGTTAGCAGGTGTTGGTGGAGGTGCAGGTGTAGCTCTAACAGCAGTTGTTACTATTGCAGATGTATTTGATCCTACATTAGTAGCTAATCAAACTACTCCAGCAATTAGAGTAGGTCAAACATTAATGTTCTCAGATAACACTGCAGGTTCAGCATTAAGCAACAAAGCAGTTGTTACAGTTGCTCCAGCAGCAGGTGCAGTAACATTTACTGTTGCTTTTTATGAAGCTACTCAGTTAATTCCTAATGCTACAGCTTGTACTATGTTCGTTTACGGATCAGAATTCAAGAAAGGTGATTTAGGAATGGTTGGTTCATTAGAATCTGACGATTTATTTTTCTCAAACAAGCCAATTATCTTAAAAGACAAATATTCTGTCTCAGGATCTGACATGGCTCAAATTGGTTGGGTAGAAATACAAAGTGAAAATGGTGCGACTGGATACTTATGGTATTTAAAGTCTGAGCATGACACAAGATTACGTTTTGAAGATTACATGGAAACATCTATGATTGAAGCTGTTCCTGCAGCAAATGGTTCTGGTGCAGAAGTTGCATTAAGTTCAGCAGCAGGTGGAGCAGGAATTGTGAATGCAGGTTCTGAAGGAATTTTCTACGTTGTTAAACAAAGAGGTAATGTATTTGGTGGAGGAAATCCAGTAGTACTATCTCAATTTGACGATGTAATCCAAAGACTTGACAAGCAAGGAGCAATTGAAGAAAATGTAATATTTGTAAACAGACAATTCTCATTTGATATAGATGATATGTTAGCTGCACAAAACTCTTACGGAGCAGGTGGAACTTCATATGGTTTATTTGACAATGATAAAGACATGGCTTTAAATCTTGGATTTACAGGATTTAGAAGAGGTTATGACTTTTACAAGTCTGATTGGAAATATCTAAACGATCCTACTATGAGAGGTGGTATTAATGCAGGTGGAGTTAATGGACTTTTAGTTCCAGCAGGCTCAACTTCTGTATATGATCAAATCTTAGGTAAGAACGCTAAGAGACCTTTCTTACACGTAAGATACAGAGCTTCTGAAACTGAAGACAGACGTTACAAAACTTGGATTACTGGTTCAGCTGGTGGTGCAAGAACATCTGATCTTGATGCAATGGAAGTAAACTTCTTGAGTGAGAGAGCTGTATGTACTTTAGGTGCAAACAACTTCTTCTTATTCGAAAACTAAGAAGTATTATTAAAGAGTGATAAAAAGGGGAGGTTAATTCCTCCCTTCTTTATTTTTTATAAATCAAATTAAATTATATTATAATGAAAAAAGTACAACAATATACCAGCAAGACGTATAAGTTATTACATGGAAAATCTCCACTTTCTTATATGCTATCATCCAGACATTCTTTACGTTCACCTCTTTTATGGTTTGACGATTCAACTGGAGAAAACAAAGCTTTAAGATATGCAAAAAACCAAAAAAGTCCTTTTGAGGATGAACAAGATGGTAATGCTATATTAGAACCAATTGTTTTTGAAGACGGAATGTTATCGGTTACTAAACAAAATCAAATACTTCAAAAGTTTTTACATTTTCATCCAGGGAATGGAACGCTTTTTACAGAAGTTAATTATGAGGCGGATGCTGCAGCAGAATTGCAATTTGTAGAAGAAGCTTTAGATGCACAAATTTTAGCTAAAGCATTATCTTTAGATAAACTTATAACTGTATGTAGAGTATTAATGGGGCAAAAAGTTGACAGAATGTCTTCAGCTGAATTAAAAAGAGATATTTTAATTTACTCTAAAAATGAACCTCAAGAATTTATGAGAGTTTTAAGAGACCCAATGTTAGAATTACAAGATTTAGTATATCAATTTTTTGATGCAGATTTATTAAGTTTAAGAAATGGTAACAAAGATGTTTATTTTAATTTAAAAAGAAATAAAGAAAAAATGTTAACTATTCCTTATGGTGAAGAACCTGTATATATAGTAGCTTCACATTTCCAATCTGATGATGGAGTCGAAGCTCTTAAATTACTTAAATCTTTATTAAATAAAGACAAAAAATAGTATCAATAAAATAAAACTGTTTTAGAAGCTACCTTAAAAGGGTAGCTTTTTTTTTGTTATCTTTGTACTTTATTAACTCATAAATTATATTATTATTATGAACAAATTTTTAAGCATTCCAGTTACTGGAGAAGGAAGTCAGTTAGTGCCAATGACAGATGTTAAAGTTATTAATGTAGGAAGTAAATCTGGCGCAACAGCCGCTACTGTTACTACATTGTTTTATTCATCAGGAAAAGCAATTGAAATTACTCACGCCTCAGTAGGTGCAGCATCAGCAACAAATTCAGGAACACAATTTAGATCATTTTTACAAACCAACTTAATTGATTCGTTAGGTACTGGTTGGACAGAAGTGGTTCGAATAGCATCTCCAAAATTTGCTGTAAGTAATATAGTAATTTCAACTTATTAACTAACTTTTAAATCTTTATTATTATGGAAAAATATTTAAGCATACCAGTCATTGATGCAAATGGCGCAAACAGTCAAGATCAATTAATATCAATAGCAGGAATTAGACAAGTAGGGCAACCTACAACTACAACTGTTTCTATCAATTATTTAGGTGGAAAAACAGCTACTTTAACATGGCCAGCAGCATATGCTTCGCCACAATTACAATTATCTGTTCAATTAGCAGTAAGAGATGCCTTGGCATCAGGATGGACAAACCTTAGTCATTCATTTGATCCAAAAGGTTTAGTACCAGGAAAACCAGTTATTAATCCGCTAACATCAATAGTGATAGCATAAAAAATGATATTAAACATGGAAAAATTTATAAACTTTAAACAACTTGATGTAGTTCAAACCGTAACAAGTACTGCCTCAGGAACTGCCTCTTCAAAATTAATTTCTGCAGGAGCAAATTTTACACAAAAAGTTCTTGTTAATGCAATAGTTTGGGATAGAACCACTGGCGCAGCTAATGGAGGACAAAAATATGTTGTAACAGCTGTAATAGATGCTGAATTAACTTTAGTGCCAATAGGGCCAACTGCTGATCAAGGTACAGGAGTACCTGATGCAGTAGCTGTATTTATTTATATGCCAGAATATACTGTAAGACTTTACGGAGCAGCTGATGGAACAGCGGCTTATAAACTTGTTGATTCTTCAGAGAATTTTCAATATCAAAACGTATCTGTTGGAGATTATGTTTATGACATAACTGGAGATGCAACTGCACAAATTACAGCAATAGATTCATCAACTCAATTAAGTGTATCATCTGATATATTTGTAGCTGGTGATAATTATTTAATTTCTTCTTTACAACCTGACGATTTTGATAATTTAATAAGATCAGCAGATATAGCAGATGTGTCAAATGATGCAACTACTTCTTCTGAAATAGAAATTACTTATAATCCAGCAGGAAGTAACGTAGGTCAAATTGATTACGCTTATTCTAATACTGTAGGAGCAAATGCAGATATGAGAGGTGCAATTCAAGATGCAGTTCAAG